CTGGCCTTGAACGCCAGGGAAAAGCGCGCCGATCAGGGCGCCGATACGGGTTTTCTTCATGGTAATCCCCTGATTAGGCTTTCGCCGGTTGTATAGCATTTATTGCAAAAAGTCAACGTACGCGCCGCGCGCGTATGAATCCGTCACAAGTCATGGTGCTGACGCCGAACGAGGCCTGCGCGACAAGAAACACAGTAGTAGTAGAAGCCAAAGATACTCTTATCACTGGCGCCGACTGCCGCTGGGCGGTCCCTGTTGTAAATGCTGTGTTAGTTTGCGTAAACGTGCCTAGGCCGCCTAGGGTGGCCGAAACAGTATTCACCCCCTGTGTTAGGCCGTTTACGGTTGTCGTTCCCGCAGGGTTATATTGGACTACCCCGGAGACATCCCAATCGCCCGCAGTAAGACTTACACTCGTGATATTCGCGGGCGTAGCGCTCGTAAGAGAAGTCCCCGTCGTTGTGTTGGAGACGTGCTCGCCTACGCTGCCTGCGTTCGCGTTGTTGTTCGTGGTCGTACCGACGATACCGTTCAGTTGATCGGGCGTGAACGTGCCTGTGGAACTGAGTGTCGTGAACGCGCCGGTACTCGCTGCCGTGTTTCCGATAGGGCCGGGAGACGCGAAGCGCGCCGTAAACCCCGCGCCGGTTACCGCACCACTCGCTGCCAGTGTCGTGAATGTGCCGGCATTGGCCGCCGTGCCTCCTATGGCGGGAGGCGAAGCAAACAGGCTGGTGAATCCCGCGCCGCTAACCGTCGAACTGGCAGACAACGTAGTGAAGGCGCCGGTTGACGGTGTGGTGTTGCCGACAGCCGTGCTGTTCAGGCCGCTTGACGCGGACAGCGTAGTAAAGGCGCCGGTTGACGGCGTGGCATTCCCGACTGCTGTGCTGTTGATACCGCCCGTCGCACTGAACGTGCCTGTATGCGCCCACGCGCCCGTACCGCTGTTGGACGTGATGCCGCTGATACCGATCGCCTGCCCACCTGTGATCGTGATCGCGTTCACGAAACCCGTGAATGCGTCGTTGGCGAATCCCATCGACAGGACCGTCAACCCCCATTGAATGAATGCATTCTTGTTGTTTGCGCTGCGAATGGAGTCGATAAACTGAACAGTCGGATTCGGGCTGTTGTAGACCTGCGTGCCCGTGGCGGTTACTGCCGGTACCGCGCCACCGGACGCAAACACGCTGCCGGCTGTCGCCGTCGTAAAGGTGCCTGTGTTCGGCGTGGTCGCGCCAATCGGCGTGTTGTTGATCGAGCCTGTAGTGATCGCGACGCCCGACATCGTGCCGGAAGTCGCATGCACGGCTGATACAGTCGGATTCGGGTACGTTCCCGACAGATCGCCGCCCGCTGGCCCGGTCGGGTCGCTGGCGACGCTGTTCAGTGCAACGGTTGTCTGCTGCGCGAGCGAGTTGATAGCAGCCTGCACTTCTTCAGGCGGCACATCGGTGCCCGCGCTGCGCACGACGTACGGAATGATCCGGAATGTGTCAGACATGAAGAGCCCTTAGCCGTTTGCTTATCGATGGGCGCCCGCCGGGGCAGTGCATCAGCAGGTAAGTCACCAGACCGGGCCCGTAGCCGCATGCTTTGGCGTACTGATCTGCCTCCAGTTCCTGCGCTTCGCACATCGCGAAAAACTTCTCAGTCTGAAAGAATGCTCGCAGCGTCAGGAACCACAGAAGCCTGGTGCGCACGTGCTTATGGTGCAAGTGGCCGCGCTCGTGCGCCAGAATCGCGTTCTGCTCGAAGCGCGACAGAACGGCGAACTGGTCGCCCGTCTGTATTGTGCCCCACGGCGTCACGCGTGCGCAGAAGTCTTTCATCGCGGCCCCATCTGCGGGTCCTGCACCTGATCCGGATGGACTGCACCGGGAGGCGACTGCGGACGCGGCTGACCGGGCTGCGCGCCGGGGCGCGGTGTGCCTGCCACGCCGGGGCCCGCGCCGCCGGGTACGCCCGGTTGGCCCTGTGGTGCACCCAGCTGCTTCTGCATCTTCTGGTTCATGGCCTGCTGGTGCGCCTGAATGTGCGCGCGGAACAGGCCGTGCGGATCGCCTGTCAGCGTCGCGCCTTGCATATGCTCTGCGATGTGCCGCTGGTCGTCGTCCGCCGGATGCACTTCGGCAGGCAAGCCGTTGTGCATCATCAGGTTTTCATCGCTTGGCTCGACGTGGAACAGGTTGCGTTCATCGATCAGGATGCGCGGGCCGACTTCCGGGCCGAAGATCTGTTCTGTGCCCATTTCCAGAATGGGGCCCACGTTCAGACGACGCCCGTCCAGTTGTTGTGGCGGGATGCCTCGCAAGACGTTCATCCATGCAATCATCTGCTGCATGCGCTGCATGCCCGTCTGGTAGGCCGTGCCGCACCAACGGAAGAAGTATCGCTCGTTGAACGCCTGCACGGGAATCTCTTCCTGCTTGGCGCGCGCGCCGACTTCGCCCATTGTGACCACGGTCAGTTCCTTCGTGCGGAACTGTCGGTCAAGTTCGAACATGCGCTCAAGCAACGGGTTCAGGATGCAGCCTTCGTAGCGCTTTGCGTGGTCGATGATGTTCGACTGCTGTTCCTGCGCCTGGGCTGCGGCCTGCGCCTGATTCTTGCGGCCTGCTGGCATCTTGCCGAGCATGGCATCGTTGACTTCCATGCTCTCGTTGATCTGCGCCTTGATCGCCTGACAGAGTGCCACGGCATCCTTGTAGATAGCCGGGAACTGCGCAAACTGCGTCTTCTGCGGATCGGTCAGCCACACGGCGGCCAGGCCCATCACCATTGACTGGTAATTAGGATTGGCTAACGGATCGGTCATCACGATAGGCAGAAGCGCGTACTGCGCGCTGTCTTGCCCCATGTTCCAGTAGTCGTTCAGGTTCCATTGCAGGTACTTGACCGGTTCGACGCGCGAGGTGCCGTAGATGGTTCCCTGAATCCGTTCGACGGGCGCTGTAATGATCGGGCGCTTCTTCGACCAGAACGGGTTCCGGATGATGCCAAGAATGACTTCCGGGCCGGCGTAGTAGACGAAGCACGGTTCCTTGCCGCGCCCATCTTCCAGTTCAAGATTCGTGTGTACCTCATAGACCAGCGCGTACTTGTACGTGCCTTCCGTGCGTACGCCCGCGTCCGCCGTGCGTCGTTTATTCGGGACACGCTTCTGACGACTTCCGTCCGGTTCGTTCAGATTGTCCATGATTTCTTTCGCGTTCCAGCCGACGAATACACCTTCATCGATGAACTGCTGGACGGATTCCTTCGACAGGCGCAGCCGTACCGCCGTAGCGGTCGCGCGCTCGATGTCGTTCACAGTCGGCGGGTAAACGGCCAGATCATCAACCGCCATCGGCGTGATGTCCGGCATTTCGTCAACAACTTCCGTCTCTTCCGTGTCCCACTCTTCTTCAGCCGTCACGTCTTCAACGTCAACGCCCGCCTCTTCATCGCTCAGGATTGGCGGTTTCTTGACGAGTTCCGTCACGCGGCGCGTCGTCTTCATCCAATCGATGTACAGCAGCCATTGGCCGGACACATCGCCCGACAGCAGATCCGCGCGAACGATATCCTTCAGATTCGTTTTACGGATGTAGTGCTCTAGAAGGGCAAGTGTGGGGAAAGGCGTAACGCTAGCCGGCCCCACGGCGTCAACGTGTTTATAGTTGGCGGGGAACAAAGTGGCAAGTGTGCGCTTGCAACGCGCGTTGATTGCATCCCGGACCGCAGGAATATAACACTGGCTATTTCCGGTGTACTGCTGGTTCTCGTCGGGGCGGGCATTGTAGATATTCCAGTACTCTTCAACCCAGTCGGACTGCTGCTGTTTGTTTTCATAGCACTTCTGGATTTTCGGATAGAGCTTCGCCGCGTCGATGTACGCATCGGAAGACAGGTCTTCCGCGAAATTCTCAATCTCTTCCCCTGTCCGCTCAGCGTCAATCGCCCGGCTATCGACAGTTTCGATGACGGGCTGTTCGTCCTTCTTTTCTTCTTTCTTTTTGCGCGCCATTACCCGATCACTTTTCCGGCCAGCTTGCGTGCGAGGGAACTGCCCGTGTTACGGTCAGCCGGCGTGCGCGCGGGCCGGTCATCTTCTTCCGGCTTCTTCGACGTGCGTCCGTACGGCGTCTTGCTGTCTGCCCACATCTTGCCGCTGCGCAGATCAACCGATTGCGACCAGTTGCGCCCGCTGTTGCCGCGCATGTCCTTCTTCGATGCTTTCATTTCCGCCCCTTCGGTTTGACGTCGGCGTGCCGCGCGATGATCTTGCGCTTCGCGCCCATCGGCGGGAGCTTGGCGCCCTTGCCCGGCGTCTTGCGCGTGTCGCGCTCCGGGCCCTGGCTGCCTTCACTCTTGTGATGGTCGCGATAGCCCACGATCAGCCGCCCATCTTGCCTTTGGTGGTTCGATGCTTCTCGGTGCGCTCACCGCGCTCCGGCATCTTGCCGCCTTTCTTGACCTGTTCGGGCGTGGCCTTTTTGCCCGGCGCGGTGTATACACGCGACATGCGGCCTTTCTTGCCTTCCATCACAGACCGTTGCGGCGCATTTTTTCGCGCATCGGGCCACCCTGAAGCTTCTCAGGAACGCTGGTCGGCTTGCCGTGCGCGCCGCCCTGCTGTTCGCCCTTGTAGAAGGCGGTCGGGTTTTGCGTGGGGGCTTTCGGGACAATCGTACGGGAAACGGCCATGACTATCTCCTTGGGAGAGAGGTAAAGTATTGAGCACCATGCGGATTCATAGCAGAATGCAGGTCTTCCGGCAAGGTGTTTTGACGCGATGTTAGCACAAATACTGCTGCCTCAAGCCCTTCAAGCAAGGTGCGATGTGCGCCGCGCTCCGGCTCCTGCGACTGTTGCCCGGTCTTGCTGACCTGATAGCAATACCCACCCGCCAGCGCGTTGAGCGTCTGCCGCGCGTTGCTGTCCACGAGGAAGAGGCGCTTGCCCTTGCTCTCCGTGCGGATCATGGGTGACAGCGCGCCGCGCGCCATCGTCGGATAGGCCCCGCGCATCGGGTTCATTTTCGAAGTTCGCAGGGCCGTCATCAGCGGCAGGCGGTCCGCCTGGTCGGCCACGTCGCCCGGCACCCAGCATGTCAGCCTTGCTCTCGGGAAAGCTGCGCGTACAAGTTGCAGCACGTCCGGTACAGCCTGCGCTGGCACGACTGGCGAAATCCAGTCGGCAACCACGGCCAGTCGCTCACCCTCAACAGCCACAAGCGCCGCCGTAGTCTCGCTCCCGTTCGCGTTGAAGCAGAGCGCCATTGCATCGCGGGCAGAAGGTTCATATCCGTCGATGATGTTCCAGCTTCCGAAGTCTTCATAAACCGGAACTCCTGAAAAGACCCGCTGCGCGTACGCCAGCGCGTTGAGAATGTCGCGCTTGCCCGACGGAAAGTTGAGAATCTCCGCGACCAGCTGCTTGTGCTGGCCCGGGCCGCCGACCAGAACAATGTCTCCGGCTTCGAAGAACGGCTGAAGCCCCATGATGAACTGTTCTTTCGAACGGTCCTGCGGCGCCTGAATCGCTTTCAGCGGCAGGCTCACCCCGCGCCGGAGCATCTCCGCACGCATCGGCTGGAGCAACCACTCGTCCAGCGAGTTCTTTTCAATCGCCACATTGGCATCATCAAACCGGCGCGACGTGTCGAACGCATCCGCGATTATCTGATCGGGTTTCCAGTACTCGCCGGAACTTGCGTGCACGTAGATGCGGGTGCCGAGTCGGCTAAGCACCACACGGCCAGTGCGGTCGCTACTGGTAACACTCGCCGTTCTGGCAGGGTCAACGACAAGCGTCTTAGGAAGCCACGGCGCGGGGTCGATTGCGATTTCACGGATGTGTTCACTCTCGAAAGGTTTGTCCTGGCTGCCGATCGCCATCAGCATGTATTCCTGCATGAACCCGCGCAGCTGGCCGGCGGACTCCATCTTGTCGCGCTCGCGCCGCACCCACTCCATCGGGTAGCGTTCCGGCCACGTGGCGACGGTTGTCGGGTCGTCGATATCCCCGTTGCAGATCGGGAACCGCATGCTGGTCCAGAACCGGTCGCCGCGCAACCGCGTAATCATGCAGTCTTCGGCCAGCGGGGTCCCTGTCACGCGGATTTTCCCCTTCTCCTTGTCCATCGCGGGCATCAGTTCAAGGTAGATCTTGCGCATGCTGGCATCTACCGCCGCCTTGTCCTTGACGCGTTCCTTGTTCTCGATGTCGTCCAGGTACGCGCGGTCAGGCCGCAGATCATGCCACTTGAACCCCCGGATTTCTTCTTCCCACCCGTGGGCCTCGATCAGCACGCCGTTCGGGAGTTCGAACTGGTGTTCGTTCCAGAGATGCCCGGACACCTTCAGCTTGCCAAAGAGACTCGCCAGCTTCATGTTCCGCGACGCCTCGAACTTGATCGCCTCCAGTCGCTGGCATGCCTTCGTGTACGTCTCACCAATGATGATGCAATAGCCGAAGTTGCCGAGGCATGCCTCCAGCAACAGGAACTCTTCCGACAACGTTGACTTCCCACCTTCCCGGAACATCTCGATCAGCACATACTCGTCCTGCGCGCGCCACGCGTCCATGATCTGCACGTGCGCCGCCGGCGAGTTCTGTGGATGCCGGTGCGGGAACACCATCGCTGACGCCAGCGCCCGGTCTTCCGAGATGATGCGTAAGGTTGCTGCTGAAGTCAGACCTGTCACAGCAGATCCACGTTGTCGATCAGAATCCCCTCGAACGCCGAGTACCCTTCCACTGTGCCCGTCACCGCCTTTACGCGGTTCGTCAGTGTCGTCTTCTCAGGCACCAGCGCCCCTACGATCACACTGCGCTGAACCGGAAACAGCGGCCCCGCGATGTACTCGCTGGTCGTCTGGATGGTGTTCGCGATGAAGTTCATGCGCGTGAAGCTGAACACGATATCCGTCGTCGTTCCCGTGCCGCCGCACTCCAGCAACAGGTCCGTCACCAGCAGCGTGAACCCCGCCGGCACGGTGTAGATCGCCTGCTTCGCATACCCGTACCCGGCCCGGGCGATGGCCTGCGTAGCCCCCGCGCCCGTCACGCGCAACGTCACATCCCCCGCGTTGGTCATGCCGCTGCCGCCACTGGCAAGGTTCAGGCTGTTCACGCGCAGATACTGCTTCGTGCTCTGTACGGGCGTCACGCCCGCCATTGTCAGCGTCTCGCTGATAACGTTGTAGTTCGCGTCCAGTCCCGTGAGGGTGAACGTCCGTGCGCCCGTACCCGCCGCCGTGTCGTTCGCGCTCGCCGAGAGAATCTCCAGCGTGACGGCTGCCGCCTGAAACGGGTACGCCCCGCTCCCCTCCCACACGTCAGCACCCGCCGTCACCGGGCTAGGATGATGTCCGTACACCGCAATCCGGCTATGCCCGCCAATGCGGTTCAAGGTCGCGGCCAGCGGGAACACGATCTGTACCGGGTCCTGCGCGACGTTCTTCAAGTATCCATTGTTCGCCATATACCCTCCTGGGGGTTTCGCGCGATTATAGCCCGCGTGTTGCGGATCGCGGACTGGAATTATTTTCCATCGGTGTTTTTCCGGTGCGCGGTTCGGGAAACACGTCTCCAAATTTAGCCACCCGTCCGGCGGGGAGGGCCAGGGTTCCCAGAGTTTGAGAATGCTTTTCATTCCGGACCGAGAACCCCGATTCGACAGGCGAAAGTTCGATAGTTTCCATTATGTCAAATCGTTGTGCATTGCACCAATCGTTTAGAATCAATGACTTAGCGGAAGTGCACATGCACAGACGCATTATCAGACCGTGATTTGCTGGCCTAGGCAATCATTATTCGCTGTTACGTTATAGCGTTCCGCAAGCCGCTGATCGATGTTTTCGAGACGCGCGGAGGGGGTCACTTCGCCACCAATTCCCAATTTGCGTATGGCGAACCCTTTCGCTATTCGCAAGACTTTCGACGGCGCTCGCGCGTCCATAATGCGTAACTGCGTCAGTTGCATTTGTTTTCCTTGCTCTTCGTTTTGCAATTGCTATACTGGAATCTCCACAACAGGAGACCATCATGAAGCTGACCTCGCTGCACACCGTCCTGATCCTGCTATCCAACGCCTACATGGAAGTCGCCTGTCCTGACATGGAAGCGCCTGAAATGCGCCGGCACTGGCTCATCCGTCGCACGGTTGACCTCCGCCACGTGGTGTGGTGCTGACATGGCCGATACTTACGAAGACGGCTTCAACCGGGGCTATGAAGCGGGCTATCGCGCGGCGTGTGAACGGCCCGAAAGCGAACACAGGCATTTGGGGCATGAACTCCGGGCATTGATTCACTGGGCACACGATCAAGGCGGTTACTGGGTTCTCGATAAATGCCAGCCAGAACTTGACGCACTGGTGAGGGCTGCAAGGAAAGAAGGGATGCCGCCCTTGGATGCAATAAAATTCAACAACATGCCCACGGGAAAGAAATGATCCGCTACGCCATCCTGATTCCCGGAGACGAGATGATCGGCTTCATCGACTGTTGCGGGCTCCCTACGCTGGAGATGTGCGCCGACGCTTTGGCAGCGGAAGCCGGCTTCCCTGACCGCGATTCCTTCCTGCTCGCCAACCCCGAACTGAACACAATCGGCTTCGCGCCCATCCACTAGGGACAAACCCTCGAACTGGAGAAATTTTCCAGTTCGCGCTTGTCTTTCCGTTTTGCAATTGCTATAGTGGAGTCACTGGATAACACAACACGAAGGAGAAACGAAATGCAAAAGTTCAAGACGGTTTCGGCTTCAGGCGCAATCTACAAATGCGAATCCTTTCAGGTCGTCGCCTACAACAAGGATGGCTCGCAATCGCGCCTGTACAGCGCAGGCAGCCTGGGCGACCTCCTGACGGGCTACGCGAAGGTCATCGAACGCATGATGAAGCACCCGGCCACGGTGGGCGTGATGAAGTCCTACACGAAGATCTTCGTGTGGAACGTGGATGACGGTTTCACGGGTCTTGAACTCCCCTTCATCGAAACGGTTTAAAACCCCCCACAACGCCCCGCAAGGGGCGTTCTGCTGCCTCGGTATCACTCCCGCTCTACAAACGGCTCCTGTGCCCGTCTCGCGCGCGAGGCCGCCTCTGCCAGCTCGGTATCGGCATACGTGATACACGGCTGGCACCAGAGCGGCCCTTCCCACCTCACCAGTTCCAGCAGGCGCACGCTGAACTCCCGGCCACAGCACACGCACAGCACTGAGTCGTCTTTTCTCATTTGCTCATCTCGTTCAGAACTTCGACCACGCGGGCGATCAATTCGCTTTCTTGAACCTGATCCGTGTTTCGCTCTTTCAGCATCAGTTTCAGGGTTTGGATGATGAGTGCTTCCCTTACAGTTTCGTCAGTCCAGTTATCCCAGTCGTAGTTCATCGTCAAATCTCCATTCGGTAAAGTTGCTTGCTGAGGTTACTGACGTTGCTGACGTCTTATAGACACGTCAGCAACATCAGAAAGTCAGCAAGAAGTCAGCAACAAAGTCAGCAAGAAGTCAGCCAAAGTCAGCAAGCGTCAAGATCATCGTCCGCTAAGTTAAGCCCAGCTTCGGTTCGGCGAATTACGCCAAATTCTTCCAACCTCAGCACAAGGGGTACCATGTTGCGTCTGAGTTTGCTCGGAAACTTCTTGACGATAGCGTCCAGCAACTGATCGTCAGTCACCACCTTGGTAGGCGATTCGTCAGTGATACGTTCGAAAATTGTAAGGATCTCTCGGTGCATGTCGTACCGTGAATCCTCAAGATTCGCCAGCTTGCGGGGCCGCTTCGGCGTCTTGCTGACCTCTTTCTGTACCGCCTCGATCACGCACGTGGTTACATCGTCGCCTTCGTCATCCACACCGACGGTTACGCGCTTCAGTTCAAACCCGAAACTGGTTCCGGTTACGTCATCTCGCGATTTGGAAAGCATGGCGCCGTGCTCGAAACGGTCGCCCACCTTGTTCTTGAAGATCTCCATCACGAAATCGGCGCCCGCGAACAGGGCGGATGAGCCGCGCATGCCCTTGCTGTCTTCCTTGCCTGTGTGGTGTACGGCAAGCACCATCGCGCCTGTAGCGTGGCTGATGTCCTTGCACGCGGCGAGAAAAAGGCCCATGTCCTTCGCGCTGTTCTCATCCCCTGAATGGGAAGCGGCCATCGTGTCCAGGATAATCAGGCCGGCGGAACCGATGGCCTCTATCAGTTGTTTCGTGTCCGTCGATAGCAGGTTCGGTGCTGACGCGATGATGTCGGGACGCGAACCGTCGGCGCAGACATGCTGGTCGTAGGCGTCCATGCGCTTCTTGATACCTTCGCGCGCTTCAGCCGCAACGTAGACGACACGGCAGTTGCTGACCTTGCGCCCTCGCCATTCAGCGCCACGCGCCACGCAAGCCGCCATGTCCAGCACGAAGAAAGTCTTCCCTGACCCTGACTGGCCATAGAGAATGCCGACCTCAGCCTGCGGCAGTACGCCCTTGATGATCCACGGAGTGGAAAGGTAATTCTGTTTGTAGGAAGACCATTCGTGAACGGCGAACGGGTTAGCGGAGCCGTCGGCGCGCGGCTTGTGCTCGGCGGCAGGCGGCTGACCGAAGTCCTTCATCAGGCTGCGTACCGTCTCCGGCGCGCCATCCCTATGGCCGAACGACTCCCATACGCGCCGCTGGTCGTCCGCGTCGTACTTCTCATGCGATTCGCTAAGCGCGGTCCAGAAGTCGAAACCCTCTTCGGATGCGTCGTACTGATGATGCAGAATGCGCCCGGCGCGCAACCACCCATCGCGATCCGCCAGCGGGAGTTTCTCCAGCAGCCATCCGATCTGCGCGGGCGTCAGATCCGTGACTGGCTCTGCGTGCCCAGCGAAAGGATCATCGCTGCCCAGATGATCGCCAGACCTCGGTTCCACTTGTACGTTAGCGGCAACCCGCCACTTGCCTTGCGCAACGAGACCGGACGCAATGCGTTCGAATGCGTCAATAACCAGCCGAGCATGGCTGGCGTCGAGTTCGGGAAGCGCAGAGCGCGCGACGCTCCGAATACCGTCGTCCGTGAATCCATCAAACCATTGATACGGCTGTTCAGTGTCTGGGTGGATGTGGTAGGCCACCCACTGCTGGCCGTCCCCGAGAATCTCGACTTTGTGCTCATTTTCGCCGTCCGTGTAGATAGCAGAAGTCATCTTCCGGAAGGGAGCATCCGAACGGAAGGGTACCAGAAACTTTGGATACAACCCCGTACGCGTCCACAGGCCGGCCCCGAAGATCGCGTCGATCTCGTCCGACATCTGCTGCGCAACATCCGTGTCTAGGACATCTACATCGATGGCGGGAGTGTTGCGCGCATTCACTCCGGCGCCGTGATTCGCGCGTCCGTTGCTGTACCACGCAACCACATCTTCCGCTGTCGTATTGTGGTTCGGCCAGTTCTTCAGATCCGGGCGCTTTGTCCCAGGCCTGATCGGCAAAACCGTATAGCCGAGCGCGACCAGCTGCTCGCCGTACTGTTTTAGAAATTGGGGCATCAGGCTACCTCGGAACGCAGATCCTTTTGCACCTGTACCCAGGCGTTGATTTCCTTGTCATCCCAAAACACGCGCCCGCCTACGCGAACGGGCTTTGGGAAATCGGAACGCTGCATCAGCAGGTAGAGCGTAGAGCGCGCAACAGGAACGAGCGACAGCACATCAGAAACGGGAATAAGCATAATTCAGACTCCTTCGGACAGTTTCGTACAGAATAGGCGGAATTCATCCCGCCTCGTCCAAGCATCCTACACCCGACCCGCGAACCACGCAATAGAAAAAGCCCGCATTGCGCGGGCTCTGAAAACAACAAAGGAGACGGGGCTAGTGTATCACGATCCGCGATCAGCGAGAAGCGCGCTCAACACTTTTGCTGCTGTCTGTAGATGCACATAGTCAACAGGGGTAGACGAGCCATTGCGACCGTTGTGGGCCGGGAATGTCGATCCTCGCGCGATCAAATGTTTAATCGCTTCGCGCTGCTCATCCGTCAGAGTCACCGCTTTCGGCTCGCTGGCGGGGTGGGTGTAGAGTTTCGTGCCCTTCTCAACGTCGCGTAGCCAACGCAGTTTGTAATTGCGGTGATAGCTTCCGTTCGTCCATGACTCGACTTCCGCCACCGCTCCGGTAGTCAGCGCATCAACGGCTGGCGCGGCGCGCTCTTCGCAGGAATATTCAGCATGTGTGACTCCGCAAGCTGGACAGCCAATTCTTGTGTTGTGCTTGAACATGCTCATTTCTTTTCTCCATTCGCATCGACGGCTTGCTTAGATAGCGGACGCCATTTGTATGATCCGATAGCCTCGATCAATCCTTGTGCCTCAGGACGAATCCACAGTGGTTCGCCCGTGGCACTCCATGCTTCGCCCCCGTTCAGCTTCGAACCGGGCCTGTTTCGCACAAGTTCGACAAAGGCGCGCTCTTCATCCGTCAGCGCGGGCGCTGCATTGGCTCGCGGGGATGCGGCGAGCATGTCCTGCCAATTTTTCACACCGTAGGCAAGTCCGAACCCGTCAATATGAGTCCCATACGCAGCCTCCAGCATTTCACGCGTCGGCTCAATTGGCACCAGCTTCCATCCTTCGGGCGCGGTAGTCAGCGCATCGACGGCTGGCGCTTCCGGCGAGGGGGCGGGGTGGAGAAAGAACTTCGTGCCGTGCGGCAAGTCTTCCAGACGCTTGCATTCCCCGAGCGTGTCGAGAAATACTTGACCGTCGCGATGCTGAATCCACGCCACCGCTCCGGTAGTCAGCGCATCGATAGTGGCAAGTGCGGCGCGGGCTTGCCACGCAGACCACAACCCGCATGACCGGCCTTCCCTATGGGCCTTCTCAAGCCAAGCGTCAAACTGTTCTCGTTCATCCATATCAGAATCTCCTTTTTATCTCGATCACGTCCGCATCGTTCCACAGTGGCGGAACGTTCTGACGCGCGCTGTTAAACCGCATGAAGTAGTGCCGGTAATTCACTGACCACTTGCCGTCACCCACGGACACACCCACGACAGGGGCAACGTGCCAACCAGTGGCCGACAGTGACAGGTTCTGTGTCGGCGCATCACTGACCGTCCAGCCCTGCACCTGTTCGCTCCACGTGGACCGGTAGACGTACGTGCCGGCTTCCGCACCGAACCGCCAGCCGCCATACCACCGGTAAGGCTCGACAGTCAGCGCGACGCCCTGCGCGCGGCCTGATCCAGTGTAGTACGCCGTGTGCTTCGTTGTATGCGCCGCGTAGTCGGCGTCCGACGTGTCGCACTGGCAGGAGGCAACAGCACGGCCCAGGTTCACGTAGTCCGCGTGCCAGTCCACGCCCCAGGCGCCGCGCGAGACGAGAGCGCCCGTCACGCCAACCGAGTACTCCGGCGCGATCGTCGTCAAGTCGTGTTGCATGCGCTGCTGATACCAGCGTCCTTCAACCGTCTCGTAAGACGTGAGGCCGGCTCCCGCTTCGTACTCAAACCACGAAGCGTGGGCAGCGACTGGCAGGGCAAGAAGCAGGAGAAGGGATTTCATTTCAGTCTCGGTTTATCGGAAAGCCCCAACAGGAAGTCGGCGGATACGTTCAGCGCTTGGCACAACTTCGTCAGCATCTCCCGGCTCGGATCGCGCTTGTCCAGGCGCAGACCGGAGATGGTAGAGGAACTAGTCCCAGTCGCGCGGGCTAGGGCGTTGGTCCGCATCTCCGCTCTGCTTTGCGCCTTCATCAGCCGCACCCCGAATGTGTCTTGCATTTTCAATCTCCTGAATCGCTTCTGTAAGCAGTTTTGCTCGGCGATGGTTGCCGTTCATGTCGGCCCAAAGAGCCTCATCCAGTAACCGTTTACAAAGATCGTTCATGAGCACGCCTTATAGTGTTGGCACTTCGCGCATGCTTCGGCCAGATCCCCGCGACGCAGTTCGGGAAGCGGTTTATGGCGTTTGCGTTTGCCGATAAGCGCTGCCGCCTTCTCGATCCTGCCAGCCAGTTCGCTACTCGCTTTCCGGTTGTTCGGCGGATCGTACGACAGCTGGTAGAGAAGCGAGAGCGACGTTTCCGCGTGCGCCGCCAGTTCTCGCTTCTCGTCAATCGTTGATTCCTTCATCCAGATCTTGAATTTTCCTATCGCCATCAAATCCCCCTATCCTCAAATTCCTTCCTGTTACGACGTTCAAAGCGACGCGCCCACTCGTCGCGCTCTTTCTTCAGTAGTACTTCGCGGATCATGGCGAAGATGCACAGCATGCCAACCGCTGCGCATCCCACGATCAGACTGATTGATGTGTCGTCCATATTTCCTCCTGACGTGAACAGACTATAGCAAATGCGAAACAGCAATGCAAGTGCAAAAAGACCTTGACAGCGAAATTTTCCGCGACTAAATTACGAACCGCAGTCACCCACCAACCAAGGAGATACAAATGTCATTGGAAGAAGCGCTTAACCGTAATACCGAAATGCTTGAACGACTGTGCTCGATCATGGGCGCTGTTCCGTTTCGCGCTCCCGATCCGCAAGGTTATGGTACGAACTATGGCGATGCAATGAAGCAACTCCCGTCAGGTTCGCCGGAAAAGATCGCAGAGAACATCCAGCGCGAAATCGATGAAGCAAAGGAAGAAGTCCCAAACGAACAGACGAAATCCTCGCCCGCTACCGATACTTCGCCGCCTTCCTCGAACGAATCGCAAGCGGTGACTTACGATGACGTTAAGGCCGTCACCATCGCCGTTAGCAAGATCGACAAGGCGAAGGCAGTCGCAGGCCTCGCGCGGTTCGGTGCAAAGAACGCGAAGGAGTTGCAGGAAACCCAGTGGTCCGACTACGTGGTCTACATGAAGCGTGTCGCAGCAGGCGAGATCGATCCGGAGTCGTCGCATGAGTGACGAATACCACGCACTCGCAAGCCCCTCATCGTCCGCCAAATGGTTGAACTGCGCGAACTCGCTGGCAATGGAGATCGGCCAGCCAGGTGGCGACACGGGCGCCGCAGACCTGGGCACGGACAAGCACGAACTGCTGGCCCTGTGTCTGGAGTTTGGTAAAAACGCGGTGGACTACGCGGGCCACATTCTCAAGAAGGGTCACACGGTCAACAAGGAGCTTGCCGCCGACGTGCAGACCGTGATCGACAACGTCATGGAGCGCAAGCGCCATTATGAGTTGTTAGGCTGCACCGTCGAACTGCTGATCGAGAAGGACGTACCTATCGATCACATAACAGGTGAGGAAGGTGCCACAGGCCGTGTAGACGTTCGTCTGATTATCCGCTGGCCCGATGGTCACGCCACGAAGGACGTGATTGACGCAAAGTTTGGTTATCAGGAAGTGAAGGCCGAAGAGAACTCACAACTTCTGATGTACGGTGCCGGTTCGATCGAAGAACTGTCGCTGACTGAAGAGTTCTCTGGAATCACGCTTGTAATCGATCAGCCGACACGCGGCGCACCCGATGAGTGGCCGACGACGCCGGAGCGCATCGCGGAGTTCGTGGAGTATGCGAAACCGCGCGCCGCCAAAGCGATTTTGATTCACAAGATGGCAGGCGAACGCGCGCTGAAGGAAGAGGACTTCGCGCCGGCAGAAAAGACCTGCCAATGGTGCAGGGCGAAGGCGGTTTGTCCTGCGCTAAAAGCAAAGGTTGAGGAAATCACTGAAGCGGGATTCGAAACATGTGAACCCGAACCGGTGCAACCGCTCGCGATAAGCATCGAACGCCTTGGCGCAATATTCGAGCATCTGGAGCTAGTAGAAGACTGGATCAAGGCGATCCGTGCACGCATCGAAGCGGAGGTCCTGAACGGTCGCCCGGTGCCCGGCGTGAAGGTAGTTGCAGGCAAGAGGGGGAATCGGGCATGGGCTTCCGAGGAAGAGGCGGAAGCGATGATGAAGAAGTTCAAGATGAAGCAGTATCAGATGTACAGCTTCAAGCTGTTAGGCCCGAAGCCGATTCTTGATGCGCTGAAGGATCAGCCGCGACGCCTGAAGCAGATCGAAGCACTGGTCGTGCAGCCCGCCGGCAAGCCCCATGTTGTTCTGGAGTCGGACAAGCGTCCGGCGATTGAGATTACACCTGTCGAAGATGGCTTCGACACTGTTGATGAACTTTGTTAAGGAGATTTGAAAATGGGTACTATCGTTCAACTGAAGCACGTCCGCATCGCGTTCATCGATGATCTGTTCGAACCGGGTCAGTATGAAGGCAAGGGTGATTTCCGCCATACCGCCACATTCATCGTGGAACCGGGTTCGGCAAACGACAAGGCGATTCAGGAAGCCATCACGAAGGAAGCTACCGCGATGTGGGGCAAGAAGGCGGACAGCATGCTCGAAGACATGCGCGGGAACAAGAACAAGTTCTCGTACATGAAGAACAAGAAGGACAAGACGGGTGAAGTGTACGACGGTTTTGAGAACATGTTCGCACTGTCGGGTGTGCGCAAGCAGAAGGACGGCGCGCCCCTGTTCCTGCACAACGTGAAAGACCCGTCCACGGGCAAGGCGCAACGCCTGACGGGCAAGGAAGGCATCATCTACGCCGGTTGCTACGTGAATGCCAAGGTGGAGATGTGGGCGCAGGGCGGCACGTACAGCGGCATGCGTTGCGGCCTCCTGGGCGTGCAGTTTGACGGCCAAGGTGACAGCTTCGGCGGCGCGAGCCGCGCGACGGATGACGGCTTCGACGCAGTGGACGCGGAAGACGAATTGGCGTGACGCAAGGCCCTTCGGGGCCTTTTCCAACGAAGGAGATAAGCCGTGAAAATGAACTACGGTAGTTGGAAGGACGATGAATTGCGCCGGGCGCTCAACGCCGATCCTGACGACATCGACGCGATTATTGAAGCGGCGGAACGTTTCCGCAAATTCGAAGAACCATACGTTCCGGAACATCGGCATGAGTTTGATGTTGCGATGGAGTGTCCTGAATGCGGCCACGAGTGGGACGAGGTTGTGGATTGTGAGGACTACCAGTTATGAAACTCTGGTGGGATCTGGAAACCTACTCCGAAACCCCAATCAACGACGGCGCACACCGGTACGCGGAGAACGCGGAGGTGCTGCTGTTCGCGTGGGCGGTCGATGACGGGCCGGTTCAGTGCTGGGATGCCACGCGCACGGATTTCCCTTCAGGCATCCCAAACGGGATCATCGACGTGATAAAGGATGCCGATGAGTATTGGGGCCACAATTCCGGGATGTTTGATCGGGTAGTGATAAAGCATGCGCTACCCGAAGTGGCGAAACACATGGACGAGTCGAAGCACAGAGACACGATGGTCCAGGCGCTCTGCCACGGCTTACCCGGTTCGCTAGGCGCGCTTTGCGATATCTTCCGCCTCAGTACCGACGTAGCGAAGGACAAGCGCGGCAAGCAACTGATTCGCATGTTCTGCATGCCGCAACCCGCGAACCAGAAGCTGCGTCGCAAGACGCGCGAGACGCATCCCGCTGAGTGGGCGGAGTTCATCGAGTATGCGAAGTCGGATATTACTTCCATGCGCATCCTGCATCAGAAGATGCCGAAATGGAACTATCCGAATCTGGACTGGCATCTTCGCGAATGGCAGGACGATCAACGAATCAATCAGGAGGGAATCTATGTCGATCTTGAACTATCTGCGAAAGCCATCGAAGCGGTTGACGTTGCGCAAGCCGGCCTTGCAAGCGATGTTAGCGAAGCAACGAACGGAGAAATCGAAAGCGCAAGACAAGGAGCCGCGCTGCTCAAGCACATCCTCGCGGAATACGGGGTATCGCTGCCTGATATGCGTGCAGACACACTGGAGCGCAGGTTGTCCGACGCTTCGCTCCCTGATGGAGTCCGTGACCTGATCGCGATACGCCTGATGGCGTCTACGTCGTCGGTTAGCAAATACAAGCGCGTGATGCGATGCACGTCTTCTGACGGCTATCTGCGCGGCGTGATCCAGTTCTCAGGCGCGGGGCGCACAGGACGCGACGCAGGGCGTCTCTTCCAGCCTCAGAACCTGATGCGCCCGACACTCGAAGCCGACGAGATCGAAACGGGTATCGAGGCTATCAAAGCGGGCTGCGCGGATCTGGTGACGGATAACGTGATGGAGTTGTGCGCTAACGCGATGCGCGGCGTCATCATCGCGCCGCCGGGCAAGAAGATCGTAGACGTTGACCTGTCGAACATCGAAGGGCGCGTACTGGCATGGCTGGCGGGCGAAGAGTGGAAGTTGCAGGCGTTCCGTGATTTCGACGCAGGCAATGGGCCCGACTTGTACCTTGCCTCCTACGCGCGCACGTTCGGCGTATCTATTGATGAGGCCAAACGCCAGGTGGGGAAGGTGCTGGAACTGGCTATGGGCTTCGGCGGGGGTGTTGGCTCGTTCCTGACGTTCGCCGCCGTCTATGGTCTCGATCTGGCGAAGATGACCGCCGGTCTGTCGCTTGCGGATGACGTGGTTGCGGAAGCGAAGAACTTTTGGGAATGGTCGGTCGAGACGAAGCGGTCCACGTACGGCCTGCCGCAGGAAGTGTTCATCGCTTGCGATTCGCTAAAACGCCTGTGGCGCCGCGCGCATCCGAAGACAGAGGCGATGTGGAAGAGTGATGAGAACGCGTTTCGCGATGCCGTGATGAATGAAGGTGAGGAGTTTATCTCCGGACGCTGCCGGTTTGTTCGAAAGGGTAACTGGCTGCGCGCGATCCTGCCTAGCGGTAGATCGGTATCGTATCCCGCGCCTCGCGTTGAAGACAAACTGTCTTACATGGGCCTGAATCAGTACTCGCGGAAGTGGCAAAGACTTTCCACGTATGGTGGCAAGCTGACGGAAAATCGTACGCAGGCCGTTGCGCGCGACGTGTTCAAGTCCTGCTATCCGGCAGTGCTGGAAGCAGGCTACAGCATCCGTCTCCCGATCCATGACCAGCTGATTACGTACGCGCCAGACGGCCTGCTGTACAACGCGAAGCATCTCGCACAGATGATGGCGACGAACCCTGCCTGGGCGTCGGGTTTGCCGCTTGCCGCGAAGGGATTCGAGACGTACCGATTCCGAAAAGAAGATTGACATCGCGTTTTGCAATTGCTATAGTCTGTTCAACAACCAAGGAGAAACAAAATGCCGTGTACAGATGGTGGCGTACCTTACCCGCCGAGCCGTGAAGAGATTCTCGACTCGAAAACCCCCGCCATGCTTTGTGCTTTGATTGGCGCTCTGGAAAAGAGCGATTACCTAGATGCTCTCGACCGTATCGACTGGAAAGAGTCTGGCTTAACGCGAAATCAGTTTGAAGAGTGGTGGGGCATCCACCAGCAACGAGACGAAGCACGCCGTAAGCGTGAAGCAGAACAGAAACGTATAGCGGCACTTCGCGAGGAAGGTTTGAGCAAACTTACCGACGCGCAGAAACGTGCTCTCGGTTTGAAGGAGTAATCCATGTTCAGCAGAGACGCAAAACACTACCGCCCTACACCTCGCACGACTCAACAGGCGTTTGGCGCGTACCACAACTTCTACACGACCAACACGCCGAAGAAGCACGAACGGCTGGTCGTGATTGTTGGCGTGATCTTCGCCGGCGTGGTTCTCGGTTTGCTGTTTGGGTGGCGCGGTTGAGAGAGTCGGTAATCGAAGCGTACTTCGTGAAGCGCGTCAAAGCAACGGGCGGGTTGGAGAGAAAGTTTAAATCGCCTGCCCACCGTTCGGTTCCGGATCGCATATGCGGGTATCCGGGCGCACGGTTTGCCTTTGTCGAACTGAAGGCAACAGACGAAGTGCCTCGCGACGACCAATTGCGCGAACATAACCGCTGGCGGAAGTTGGGCTTTGCGGTGTACGTGATCGATTCGAAAGAAGGTGTTGACGAATTCATTAAGGAGATGACGAAATGAGCGGACTTTCAATGCTTATTCTGTGCTGGGGTATCGCGATTCTGGCTTTCGCTTGCGGATGGAGCCTGCGTCCGCGATGATTTCACTTGACCGACTTCGTGAACTGTTCACCTACGATCCGGATACCGGCGTTCTTACACGCTTGAGCACGGGAAAGCCTTGCGGCTCCCCGAACGGTAACGGGTATCTGCGTGTGAACATACAAGGGACGATGGAGTACGCGCATAGAATTGCTTTTGCGCTCCATCACGGCTATGTACCCGATACGGTAGATCACCGGGACCACGTGCGCACGAATAACCGTGCCTATAACTTGCGAGACTGTTCGAAGCATCAGAACAACAAAAGCAAGTCGAAGAGATCGAATGCGCGCACTTCGGATTTTATCGGTGTGTCTTTTGATACGCAGACAGGCCGCTGGCGCGCACAGATTACCGTCAACGGTAAGCATGTGTCGATAGGTCGGTTTGACGAAGAGGAAACAGCCGCACATGCTTATGACGAAGCGGCCCGAAAGTATAACGGCGAATTTGCTAAAACAAACTATGGAACTGCGACCGTATCAAACGATCATCCGTGACTTTATTCTGGAGAAAGATCGCTGTAATGCTTTCGTGCCGATGGGCCTTGGAAAAACCGTGTCCACGCTCAAAGCCATCGAAGCGAACACCTTGGTGGATGACGGTCCGGTGTTGGTACTGGCCCCGCTCCGGGTGGCGCAGAGTACGTGGCCGGATGAGGTGAAAAAGTGGAAACTTGATCTCCCGGTGACGGCGGTAGTTGGGTCATCACAGGAACGAATGATGAGGTTAAGGGATGACTCTGCGATCTTCACGATCAACTATGAGAATGTCCCCTGGCTGGTTGATTTTTTTAAGTACAATCCCCGCCCCTGGCCGTTCAAGACGATAGTCGCAGACGAAGTCACAAAACTCAAAGGCTTCCGCACGCGTCAGGGTACGAAGCGCGCAAAGGCGCTCGCGGAAGTCGCACACAAGAAGGTGGACAGATGGATAGGACTGACTGGAACACCGGCGCCGAATGGGCTGAAAGACTTATGGGGGCCGATGTGGTTCGTAGATGGCGGCCAGAGACTTGGGAAGTCTTTTTCGGCTTTCTCACAGCGGTGGTTCCGGGCGAGCTACGACGGTTATGGTATGGAGCCGATGGAGCACTCACAGAAGGAGATCCAGACGTCAATTTCCGACGTGTGCTTATCGCTGGATGCGAAGGACTACTTCAATCTCTCCGAACCGATCCGCAACAAGATCATCGTGGATCTGCCTCACAAAGCGCGGCAGATGTATCGCGATATGGAAAAGAAAATGTTCCTGGAACTGGAGGGGCATCTCGGACCCACGGAAATCGAAGCGCTGAACGCGGCCAGCAAGACGCAGAAGTGCCTCCAGCTGGCAGCAGGCGCGATCTATACCGATGACCAACGCAACTGGCAGGAGGTGCACGATGCAAAGATCCAGGCTCTTGACGACATCATTGAAGAGGCGAATGGTGCTCCAGTACTGGTCGCTTATCATTTTCGCCACGATCTGCATCGCCTTGTTTCCGCTTTTCCTAGGGGCCGCGTTCTGGACTCTGATCCAGAAACTATCAGGGCTTGGAACGCTGGGAAAATTCCTGTTCTATTCGCTCATCCTGCTAGTGCCGGTCACGGTCTTAATCTTCAGGATGGCGGAAATATACTCGTTTTCTTCTCTGTCAACTGGTCGCTAGAAGAGCATCAACAGATTATTGAACGCATCGGCCCGACACGCCAGATGCAGGCAGGACATGATAGACCGGTATTTATTCATTACATTCTGGCAAACGATACAGTGGACTTTGACGTACTTGAGCGTCTTGAAAGCAAGAAGACGGTTCAGGAAATTCTGATGCAGGCTATGAAACGAAGGGGATGATATGAACCCGTGCAACGATATGAATAGCGGTTATAAAACCAGCGTGGATTTCAGCGTTGAACGCAACCAGATACGCGATTTGTACGCGCGAGTGACTCAACTCGAAAAACTGATCCACTACCCGAACACGTATCAGAGCGAGATGACGAAGTTAGCGAAAGACCGTTACACCGATTTAGCCGCCGCGCGGGACGCGCACAAAGCCACGGAACACCTCTACGCGCCCCTGCGCAGCGATACGCGAGCCGTGATCGACCTGGCAGCGTTCGCGCGCCGCCTGATCGACATGCAGGACCTCGGCCACGCCGTGACGGATGAGGTGCGGGAACTTGCGAAACGGGCTTTGGGGTTGAAATGAAGCTGTATTCAACAACCGACATCGCGGCTTCAGTTCGCAAGGCGTACGAGACGTTCACGCATGTCGTGCTGAGTCGCGGTTACACGATCCTGAAGCCTGTCTACTTCAAGACAGAAACGATTCAGGATCTGGCGCCGCTCTACCAGTACGCCAGCTGGATACCCGCGTCAGCGCCGCAACTGAAGCGCTGGACGAACCTGGGTGGCGTGCTGATCGAACAGGACACGCACCCGGCGGACGACTTCCCGAAGACGGACGTAACGGTTATGGTGGAAGCGCCGTACGACATGGATCGCCTGAAGAAGTGCAACTGGCGCAACAATGAGTATGGTGTGATTCCGAACCCCGTATCGTGGTCCACGCATGAGGAGTGCATAGACCTGCGCTTCCCGACTTCGGAACTGTTACGCGAGATCTGGACCGTTGCTAACGGCCAGCCGTTCACGAATTACGAACTGGCGACGGAAACGGGCATCCCCGTCAGCCAATTGCAGTACATCAAGAATGCGCTTCACCCGGTCGAACACTGGTACATACAGAAGCGCCTGGCACCGGAGCGCGAAGAGATGCTGCCCGCGTGGGAGTGGCTGGAGGCGGGCACCGTGCCGAAGTGGAAAATCATTGAATCCGGCCACAAAGCGATGGTTGAGGAGTTGGGTAAATTCGGGTATATCAACCTGAAACGCTACCAGCACTACCCGGCTGAAGAACCGGATTGGACGGTCGTTGACCGCAAGCGGCAACGCGCGCTTAGCGATCTGGCATCTGTTCGATCGTTAGTGGAGTCACTTCCCGACCATCTGTCATTGTGATGACGGTTTGCCGTATCTCTTTAATTCGAGGGGCGTTAGCATGATAGAGAGCATTCAGTTCCGCGAGGGCGTTCTCAGTCTCACTATTTCCCTGCCGCGTCGTCCCCCCACCAGTGAGAGCGAGCGCAGCATCCAGTTTGACTTTGGCGAGGGCGGCGCTATCACCGAACTCCATCGTTGCGAGCTTATGGACTTCATTGATCCCGTCTACCCGGAAGGCTCGCACCAGATCCGCGACCTGGTTTTCAAATTGCTCGGTACTCATGCGCGAGTACGTCGGATCTACCTTAACTGTTTCTACCGCACCCGCGAAAGCCTGGAGGGCGGCACTGCGACGGATGAAGATGTCAAGCTCGCGCGGGGTACAGTCTAGCGCGCACGCAGCCAGGAAGATGTCTCCCTTGGCTTCTGTCAGCGCGGTCTTGATTGACTGTTCGGAAATCAGGCCGCTCTTTCGCGCTCTGCTAGTCATTTCTTCGTCCGCCGTTCAGGAAGTCGTTTCAGGGATTTGCCGTGTTGCTCTTCCACGAATTTCTTGCCGACCTTGGCAGGCACCTTGGAAGACTTGCCCGCCGCTGCCGCGTGCATAAGTCGGCTTTGCGCTTTCGATTTCATAGGCATGATATGACCTCTAGTAAGAAAGACCTGTTCCGTATCCAAGTTTCTGAAGGTCTGGTAACTGCTTCTTTAACCGGCCGGCTCCTATGTCTGTCCTGTAAAAAGGAGAGTTCGGTATCTTTACCTTTTTTAGGGCACTGTACGCACTGCGGCGCGCGCCAGTTATCGTTTCGCCGAGACCTGTTGCGATCAGAACATAATCCCCCGCCGTCACCGGACCCGGAAGATCCACCACCTTCCCGTTAATCTCGCGCGGCGCGTCGCCGATCATGACTTCCGAGAAGTGAAGATGCTCCATATCTTCCGCATTGTAAATCGGTATGCCGCAAAGTTCCTTGTTCGTTATTTTCGAGTAGGGAAAGTCGGGCAGCGCCATCAGGACAGAGATGGAGACTACATCGGTCTTCACCTTCAGCGTGTCTCGCCCGTTCACCAGATCGAGCATCCATTGGGCCTGATCGCCTTCGATCAATGCGGTAAGGTTGTGGCGGATCGGCCAGCCGTCACGCATCGTCCACTCCAACGGATAGGGGGTTCCATCGTGCGTTATCATGCAGTTCACATCAACGTAGCCGACGTACCCCACGCGCTGGAGATGATCTGTAGCCGGCTTGAGTACCTGGTCAGCCAGTTTCGACTTCTTCACGACGCGCACAGTAGTGCCCATCTCGCCCGTATTCACGCCGAGATCGCCGTTCATCAGTTTCTTGTTCTCCCAGTTCTCAACCCATCCTGCTTTGGACCATCCAGCAGGCCCGAACCACCCGCCCACGGCCATCTCCATCCCGTCAATCTTCTCCTGGAGAATAAATCCGTCTTCTTTGGCCGATTTGACGTATTTCGGGACTGTTTTCCAGCGCTGAAGCATGTAGACCAGATCCGCCGCCGAGTTCGCAACATAGGACATTGCCCGCTCGCCGTCACCGGACGGCTTGGAGACAAACGCTTTACCCTGCTTTTTTACGTAGGCGA